TTTTCGTCCTTTCCGCCTATTCGGCGCTGTTTGCTTCTTCTTTTCCCTGCTTTGCGAGTATTGCGAGCGCTTCCTCGCTGTCATCAGGGATCACTCTTGCCCCCTGCATAACTGCATCCTCGGATTCTATACCGCCGAGGACAAACGTTCCGTCCGGAAATATCTGCATTTTCATCACCTACGCTCTCTTGTTTGTATACTTTATCATGAATGACAGGGTCTTTGCTCCTGTCACCGACATTGTTATATTGCCGTTTTCTATGTTGAGATGCTCAACGGAGCCGTCTACGCTCAGTACATCCCTGTCGTATGCCGTTGCAATTGTCAGCGTCAGCACTATTCGGTTTCTGATAGGATTCGTGTTGCTGTCATAGTACGGTTCGATTTCGACTTGATTGTACCCCTCACCGTAAGTTGCATACTCAAAGCTCTTTGACAGTGCCGAAGACACAGTGCCGTATATCACAAGATCGGTATCGCACATCCAAGCTCGCCACGTTTTGTCATCGCACCAGCGTGTATAAGAGCGTTTGCGGGTTACCGATGTGTACCGTTGCACCGTGTTAAATCCTGTCGCTGAGATGAATCTGACATTATCGACCGTAAGCTCAAACGGCTCATTTGCACTTACAGGGCGGTTTGTAATGTATTGAGCTGACGCCGATGTACAGAAATACCGTTTGCTCTTGCCTTTGTCATCGGCTATATTTAACATCAGCGTGTTCAAGTCTACCGTCTGACCTGTCAAGTCTGAAGCTTTAAGATAATCCTTACTGTCAAGCTCGGATACTGTAGCCGCACCGACTTCGGTAGCAGTATACGCAGGCTTATTCTCGGTTTTCGTCCATTCGGGCATATCCGTAATATCTGACATATTATGTGTATGATTCTTCTCTGCCGCCCCGACTTCTTCCGCTGTATACACAGGCTTGCTTTCGGCTTTTGCCCAGTCGGATATCTCATCGGATTTCAGATATTCTGACAGGTCTATACCTGTTCCACCCGCCGCATTAAGTGCGCCCGAAATATAAAGGTTTCCGGCATCATCTACCACTAATGCGTTACTTCGCCTGTCCTCACCGTAACCGTTTCCGATAACCAAAAGCGCATTGCTTGTTGTGCTATTATATCTACCTATAGCAGTCATGTGCTCACTTCCGGCTACAGTATAATATCCCGAGGCATGGCTATTACTGCCTCTTGCCACAGTTCCCATACCCTCAGCATGTGCGCACCGTCCCGTTGCGAAAGTATTCATACCTTCGGCGTGTGCACTTTCGTTGCTGGCTGTCGTTTCTCTGCCCTCTGCGTGGCTGTAAGGAGCAGTCGCTGCTGTCTTACTTCCTTCGGCGTGTGCATAATATGATTCAGCTTTATTACCGGAATAATCGTTGAAGATCTCACAATTCTTATCGCTGTTTGTATATTTACCCACACCGTCATTTCCGCCGCTTGTTGCTTTTTTCCCCACACCGTCAAGGCGCTTTTCTGTTTTACTTTTTACTTGTACCGGTGTTTTAGACTGTTCGTTTGACGCAAGTGTCATTTCCAAAACGGTTGCCGTTGCCTCATCGGTAAGCTCCGCAAATGCACAGCTGACCTTATGCGCTCCTCGATACTTCCATACCAGCGTCGTCGGGAAAAATGCTATTGTACGATTAACATCTATTTTTCCACCGCTTCCGCATAAAGTATCAAAGCATTCGATCGCAGGATTACCGTTAAAAGAAAATTCAACACGCCGCAGTGCTATAGTCATAGCGTCTGCACAGGATTGAAACGCCGATTTTCGTGTTTCTATCGACAACGACTGCAACAGCGGATTCTCGGGAATATACAATGTGGCTTTTCTTGCCGCTGAATCATCAAGCGTTGAAATGTTTGTATACACATACTGCTCGCCGTCAAATGTTGTTGAAAAATACTTCGTCAGCGCACGGAGATCAAAAAATTCCGTTCCGGTACGCTCGTAGCCCTCTACCGTATAATCCGGATCATATATAAGTGCATCGTCAACAGTTGTTGTTTTTTCCTTTAGCTTTACTATTTCGAGCTTGCCGTATCGGTTAATTCTCGCCGATGCCGCCATTATCGCACAGCACCACTCGATCAAATCCCTGTATGTCTGTATTTCTGTTGAAATTGTAGAATCTACAGTCAGATTGTCGTTAGGATACGCACCGAAATCTGTTGTTGCAAGTTCGATACCAACATCTGCGGCGGCGTCTTTAATGTGCTGCTGTACAGTCTTTCTGCCACCTGCATACGCTGATATATTAACATCAAATCTTGTACTGTCATCAAAAGCCGTCAGCTTATGAATACTGCCCTTGCGCTTTGTAAGACTATTATCTACCGTGAATATTCCGAGCGGTACACTTTCCCATGTGCCGCCTGCAAGCAGTATTTCGTATTTCGGAGTAATGCGAGCATTAGCATACGACCGTGACAGAAAATCATCATCGTACACCGTTATATCAAGCTGATTTGTGTAAAACGTACCGATTTCAAAGGTATCACCGGAAACCAACTGTTCTTTCAGCGTAACGCTGTTGTTAACAATAATATCATCGGTTATGTTTATCGTTTCACCGTCACAGAGCTTAATTGTACCTGCAATGCGGTCTGTGCGGTTTTTATCCTTAATCGCCGCCGTGTAAGCGGCTGATACATCAAGCATAGAATCACCTCTTACTCTTAATATTCGATAAAGTTTACGCTTAAATCCCACAGCGTTTCTGCGGCGGTATCGGCATTAAGTACCATAGTTGCGCTTCTGTCACCGGCGTACATTGTGCAGGTCTTTGTGCTCGCAGTAGTCGGATCGAAAAATGTCGCAGAAAACGAATCGGGAGAAATCGCATTTGCTATAGCGGAAAGCTGCGACCTGTTCACCCTCCACGTTACCTGTATCTTGTACACCCCTTCTCTTATGCGATTGCGAAACATCACGCCTGTTTCACTTCTGCCGCTGTCCTCGCTGTCAAGGTCGGAGCGCTGTACGCCGTATGATTTGGGCGAAATCGGTGTGAAGCTGCCGAATTTTATAAGTGTCTGCATATTAACTCCTTCCGTTAAGTCTGCGGTTTCTGACGGCATTATAGCGTGCTACGGTTTCACCGACCGTATCTCCGTCTATATCGACCGTGACGTGTATATCTGCGGATTGACCGCCTGTACTGTCTGACATAGCCGAGCGTACAGCGTTATATATTGCTGTTTCTATGCTTGACGAGTTCGCAACTGCGGTACGGTTACCGATAGTGCCGACAAGCTCAGGGCCTCTTTCATTTGCTATGAACAGATCGCCATAGTCGGGGAAACCGCCGTCGGCGTATTTTTTTAACGCTAAAAGTCCTAAGCCACCCCAGGTATCCGGACTGTTAATCTGCCCGCTTTTCTGCAGTTCTTCATACGCTTTCTGCGGATCGTATGTGCTGAACTGCTTTACCGCATAGAGCGCTTCGTTGGAGGTAAGTCCGTTCTTTTCAAGAGCCATGTTCCACGCCTTAGAAGGATCGTATCCGGAACGCATATATTCGTTTGAATCAAGCTGTGCCAGGCCTATAGCTGTTCCGTATTTGCTAGATAGATCTATTTCTTTGAGTTCATCTGCGTGCGTCATTTCAAAAAGACCGGCGCCTACACTCTGCCAGAAGTTAGACCAGCCTTTTCCGAGATCCCCGAAAAGACCTTCAAACATACTGTTTATCTTTTCAAGTCCACCAAGCAAATCACCGTTAGCAAACTTATATATACCTTCTCCAATGCCTTGCCAGAAATCAGACCAACCTTCCCCCAAATCACCGAAAAGTGATTTAAACCTGTCATTAAGCCGCACCAGAGCATTGTACTGCTCCGTTTCGTTGCCGTTGAAAATATCGAAAATATCTTCACCTACGTCTTTAAAGAATTCTACAAATTCTTCTCCGAAAAGATCCGTGATTATCTCGTTTGCCTTATTAAGAACTCCCGATAAACCGTCAAGCAAACCGTCAAAGTCAAAATTCAAGCCTAAAGATGTTTCTAAAGATGTTCCGCCGACCTGCTCCTGCACATTGCTCATTGCTTCCGCAAGGCCCTCCGCATTCTCAACATCATCGCTTGACACCACGCTCGAAGCAAGCGTACCTGAATTTCCCGACAGTCTGTTAAGCTCGTCAAAACCTGCAAGACTGCGTTTTACACTGTCTGTAAGATTATCTGTGCTTTCTGCAACATCATCAACGCCCTCAGACGCATCACTTGCCGCTTCATTTTCTTTTTTCAGCTTTTCGGAGCTGTCCTCTACGCTTTCTGTCCCCTTGTTTGTCGCCATACCGAATAATGCCAGCGCACCGACTATTATTCCTATCCAGCCCATAGTCGCTTTTAACGCACTTGCGAACGTAAGCTGTTTTGGTATCAGAAATGCAAGTACACCGCTGTAAGCCGCTTTTGCAGCAGCCATAAGCCTTGTTGCCATTGTCACGGCAGGTATTGCCACAGCCATACCGATAGCGATTTTCATCATTGTCTGCTGTGCAGGCGTTGCCGCTTCAATCTTCGCTTGTATATCCGCTACAATACCGCCAAGCCCTCCGACAGCTTCTGCTACCGTCATTATCACGGGCTTTAAAGCGTTAAAAGCACCCGACAACACAGGAAGTACGCTCTGAACAAGCGGCAGGAGCGCTGTACCGGCTTCTGCGGCAAAATCCTCAAGCTCTGCCTTGAATGTCGTAAGCGCACCCGAATAGGTATCGTTTTCCTTTGCGTAGTTTCCTGCCGCATAGTCCGACTTATCAAGGAACATCTGCATAGCGGCATTGACCTTCTGCTGTGTGGTAGAGAGCTTTCCAAGTCCCTTTTCCTGTGCGTATATCTGCAGGTTCGTGTCGTTTATGGCAACACCGAGATTATCCATCATTGTGAAGTTGCCCTTTGCCATGCCTGCAACAGCTTCCATAGCGCTGTCTACGGATATGCCCATAATACTTGCCACATCAGACGCACGTTGCATAGACTGCGTTACCATATCGGCAGACTGTGCTACCGAAAAGCCCGAGCCCTGAAAGAGCGAACCCATTTTTGTGGCGGTCGCAAGATACTTGCTCTGTGAAAGTCCAAGCGAAGAAGCGGCAGTTTCTGCGGTTTTCTGAATCGTGCCGGCATAATTCTTGAATACCGACTCCGAACCGCCTATGTTCTGCTGAAGGTCTCCTGCAAGACTTATAGCTTGCTTGACCATATCGCCTATCCCAAGAGATGCAAGACCGGAAGCAAGACTTTTGAAAGATTCCATAGCGCCGGCAGAAGTATCTTCGCTCTGCTTTTTCACGTTCACAAGATTATCGTTGACCTGTCTTATCTTACGGTCAAAATCATCCTTGTTTGCACTGACTATAACGTTCAGTTCTTCTACTGTCACTTACTGTACCTGCCTTTCGTAGCTTCCGCATATTCAGCCATATTCTGCTTTGATAACTCCCAGTCCGACACGGGTATTCCCTCCGACTTATCACGTCCGTACAGCTTAGGAAATGCCTTTTCGATGCTGTGCGGATATTGCCTTGGAGCGTTGACACCTATGGCAACAAGTTGACCGATGCTATAAGCAAAGGCACACATCAAGCGTTCATTAAACTCGATGTGTGCCTTGTCATATTCGTTTTTTGCCTGTATTGCCTGCGTTATTTCCCGTACCGATAAGTCCCAGAAATCTTTATGCGTTATCTCTGCCGACAGTGCCGGGCGGTAGAGATTAGTTATCAGCTCTCCTGCACTGCTCCACTCTCTGCCTTTTCTGCGAGCGCCAGCAGTTTTTCTGCCTGCTGACGCTTGAAAAAACCCGACACCGTAAGCGTCTTGAAGAGTATTTCCGCCATATCCGAAAGGTCGCCACCTGCGTCTATGTAATCGTCATAGATCTCCTGCGCCTTTCTGATGTCGATATTCGCCTGAAAGCGATTTAAAGCACCCCACAGATACAGCGTTACTGTTTCAAGCTTGTCGAAATCCGCCATACCCGCAACAAGCGACTTGCCTGTTTTCTTCTCGATCTCGATTGCCGATGAAGCCGAGATTTTGAGCTTGTACTCAGTGTCACCGATTTTCAGTGTTTCATAAGGTAATCTGTTTTCTTCCATTTTAATATCCTCCGTTCGTTTGATTTTTTTGCATAAGAAAAGCACACCCTCTCAGATGTGCTTAATAAATTTTATTTCTCAGCGCAATTACAGCACTGTGTCGCTTCCGCCCGACATATGCTTGTTTATATAATTGACTATCTTGTCTGCTTCATACTTCTTATCTTTATTTACAGCCACAGCTACTGTTTTTGGCTCACCGTCGCTTGTATAATTTATTATGATAACATATTCAGTCACATTCTTAGGTCGTGATGCGATAATTGCACCCGGAACGCCGAACAGTAACGCTCCCGCAACGGTCGAGCCTGCAGAAGCTCCTTTGAGTTCGGAGTTCGTTTTCAACAAAGCAGACGTTATTTTTTCTGCCTTAAGAACAGAATCTTTTTTGTTTACCGTAAAAACTATCCTGTCACCAAACAAGGACAACAAACATTCGCACTCCCCCTGTGGCAATCCGTACAGCGCCACACCGTAGCATTTTACAATGAAACGTTTAGATGAAGATATACTTTTACCGCCCGACTTTTTTACTTTCCTAATCCTGTAAACGCCATAAAGCAGGAAAAGCAGTGCCAAAGCGAGCATTACCGCACCGACGGTTCCTTGATTGCTGAAAAAAGCGAAAAAAGAAGCGATTAAAAGTATTGCTCCGGGTATAAAACAAACAACAGCTAATACCATAAATATTCCCTCCGTGATACTATATTTTTCTTTATAATACCACGAAGGGTTATAAATGTCAAGTTATGCCGCAGCAGTTACGTCCTCAAGCTCTGTAAGAGGTGTGCTTCTGAGCGTGAATTTCAGTGCCGCATTGACCTCTGCCGCAGAACGCTTTACCGATACCTTTGAGCTCCACTGATAGCCCGTATTATCCGGATAAATCAGCTTGAACCACACGGTTGCGTTCGATGTCTGTAACGCTCTCAGCGTGGAATACGCCGCCGCTACGTCTGCTTCCGACACGGCAGGATTTTCATCTTCATCGTTATAAAAGAACGTGAAGTCCAGATCGCCGTAGTCCTTGACACCGGGTATGTAACGCTTCGCACCGTCCGCAAGGTTCGTTACATCGACCTTTTCGGGATCACCGCCCATATCGGGAGTTGACTGCAAGCCATAAAGCGTCTTAAATGTGCCTGCCTTTGTGTCGGCATACTGTAATTTTGTGCCTTTTGATAAAAGTTCCATAATAATTTTCCTTTCTGCTTAAGGGCTATAAACCCTGTGATTCAGTTCATCTATTTTTGCGGAAAACCGCATACATTTACGCTGTAATTCGCCGTCGGGCATCATCTGTCCGAATATACGGCGAAAGCCTTTCGATACCATTACAGCGCTTATCTGTGCCGACATATCGGCTACAACAGCAGGCGTGTCCGCCTTATCCCATACATCAATCTGTACCGTGATAACCGACAGCCGCTCCGCACCGTGAAGTACGGTGTCGCTCTGATTTGCTATCTCACTTAACGTAATGACAGGAAAATCGGCTGTGGTGTCGGGGAACTGCAATTCCACCGTGCCTATATCGGCAAGCATATTAGCAATTGTGGGTATAATATCTATCATGCCATTGCGCTCCTTATTGCTCTTGCAAGCTCAACCTTGCAGGACTTGAAAACATACTCCCTGTTGCCAAGCAACGCAGGATAAAGATACGGTTTCGGCGGTGCGCCGTTCGTTATATGCCAGTTGCCTTTAGCGTCCTTGTATCTCCACGGTTGCATCGTGTGAGGTACACCCGGTGCGCCGTGCTGACCTGTGCCGAACTCTACAAACATGGCATATTCAACGTTTGTACCGACCGCCCAGACCTTAGGCTCAAGGTGTTCTGTAGAGATACTGCCTTTCAGCCTTCCTGTATCATACGGGCAGTTTACCTTTGCGTCACTCTTTATCTTCTGAACGCCTTTACCTATGCCCTTGTCTATTGCCGCATCTACGCTTCCGCCGAGCCGTCTGAGCTTAACCATAAGCCCTTCAAGTCCTTCGATTGACATTTCCATATGCTTAGGTCCTTTCTGCCGTTGCACTGTCGTGCATAGTGTAATGTGCGGCGGAGAGTATCTTATAATCTGCTCCGTCACACCTTACTATATCTCCGACTTTAAGCATGTCTTTATCCGTTGTTGCTATCGTCAGCATACCGTGTATTCTCTCGCCGTACAGTTCGACAGATACGCTGTCGGTTACCGGCTTTACAACAGCAGATATTGTCGCTACCTGTTTAAGCTCCGATACCGTTCCCACATAGTCGCTTTTCTTTGATACCTTGCGATACACCGCAAGCGTTCTTGCATCAACCGTCATCATTCGCACGGATAACACCGACCTTTCGGGGATAGTTCTGCAATCGTTTCTGCATATCGGGCGGCAGATCGGATATAAAGGAACGGGAAATACCGCCCTCGCTGCGAGCGGTTTCTCCCTCTGCTCCCTGTCTGTTATAGGCTATAACCGCAAGCTCTGTCTGCACGCTGATAAGCCTTGCAGGCATCTCATCTCTGCCGATAACGTCAAGGATAGTGTCCTCTGCACTGTCAAGAAGCACGGCGAGCAGTCCGTCCTGCTTTTCATCGGAAATGCCAAGACGGATTTTAAGCGTTTCCAGTGCTGTCATTGCGTTTCTCCTTACGATGTTGACTTAGGCAGTATCTTAATGCCGGTCAGCACACCTGCTTTTTTGGTGTTCTTGAGCGCAACACCGGCGATAAGCTCAACATCACCTTTCTTTACCGCTCCGGGCGCTGTAAGGTCGGGCATATAAGAGGATATTACCTTTGTACCTGTAGGCGAAATACCGTGAAAAGCGTCAAGACCTATCTTTATTGCGTAAATATCCGTTGTACCGTAAGCGGTAGTTGAGGGCGCTGTAGTATCAACGATATCTACCGAAGCCGTACCGTTGTAATATTCGCCACAGTCAAGCAGTGCTATGCCGTTGTAATATTCAACAGGAGTACCGAATGAATCTTCGTTTCTGCTGTAATAGCCTGCTCTCCTTGCACACGCTCTGAGTTTTGCCAGCATTTTTCCGTTCATAAGGAGCATATCTGGCTTGCCGTCAAGCAGTGAAAGGAAGCTGTCAAGCTCATCAAGGAACGCATTATAGTTAGTATCGGTAAGCGCCGATGTTGAAAGGTCCGCCGTTGACGTTACCTTTGTGTCCGCTGTTGAAAGTATCTTTTTTAATCCGTCAAACGTGCCTGTTACATAGCCTGCGCCCGAAGCGGCAGATGTGCCGTTAATAACAAGGTTCGTAAAATAGTTGGATGTTGCCTTTATCTTCTGCTCTGCCTGGAATGCGAGTTCATCAACTGCGCCGCTTGTGTTGGCTATAACTCTGTCAACCTCAAACGAACCGCCCATGATTACCGCTTCAGTCGTTTTCTTTTCTCTCTTTGCTTCGCTTGCCGTGTACTCACTGTTTATGGTACGCACCGAAGCGGTAGCAGGTGTTTTTAGCTGTACATATCCGTATGACAGCGTTGAACCGTTAGTGCCGGGTGAAATTGAATTGTCAAATACAAGTCTGTCAAGGAGAAGGCTTGAACGTCTGAATGTGTCGATTACCTGCTGATCCACTTTATCAGCCATACCGACTTTTGCTTCTGCAAGTGTGATTGCCATAATTTTTTACCTCTTTCTGATTATTTCCCTGCCTGCTTCATTCTCAGGGCTTCGGCAAGAGAGGCAGGTTCAGCTTTGCCCTTGCCCGATGCGCCTATTTTCGGCGGATTGCCCTTCATTCTTTCGTTGACCGCACATTCAACGGCTTCAGCAAATGCCTTGCTGACCGTTTCAATGCTTGTCTTGCATTCATCCGCACCGGTATAGTCAAGCACAGCGGCAAGCCCTACAGGAAGTCCCTTATCCGCAAGCTGTACCTTAGCTTCCGCCATAAGCTCACGCCTTGTAACCTCCGCCTCACGCTTTGCAAGCTTTTCCTCAGTCTGCTTACGCTGGTACTCGGCTTTCTGCTCTGCGTTCATTTTTTCGAGCTTCTTCGCCTCCGAGAGTTTCTCGTCTGCGTCCTTCTGCCACTTTGTTTTTGCTGTTTCCAGTGCCTTGCTTACACGCTTGTCAAACTCAGACTGCATATCCTTGTCCTTTAACATATCGTCAAAGGTTGGCTTCTGCAATGCGTTATCCTGAGCGTCACCGCCGTTATCGGCAGTCTGATTTCCGGGAACGTTTGCGCTTGCGCCACCGTCCCCCTCGCCCTCTGCGAAGTGCTGTAAGCCGATGAAAATTCTTCTGTTGTTCATGTTTCTGTCCTTTCTCCGCCCACTGCGTTCATTGCCCACAACGTTCGGAATAAATTGTTTTTGGGTATAAAAATACCGCTCCTTTCGGGGCGGTAAAATTATTAAGTTTTGTGCAATCAATTGCACACGGGTATAAGAAAACCGCTCACTGCTGTGGGCGGTTTTGTTCATATAAATTCAATAATGCTGTCAGTAAAGTCGCGATTGCTTACAATCGCAACACAGTTCTCCATATCGTATATTGGAACAGGTGCGAATTTTTCTTCACCGATTTTAATGTGAGAATATGGCTTTTCAGGCATTGCGGATAATTTTAAAACGCGATATTTGCCAATTGAAAATGATGATAAAATCTTATTCATAGCTGCCATACTCCTTTACATATTTTTTTAGCTCTTCTTCATAGCTTTTTAAATGATGTTTTGTGGTTTCTATTTCATTCCTCGGGATTTTATATTTCTTACTGTTCTCAATAAGATACTTTTTAGCCTCAATTTCATTCAGTATAGTTCTCAATGGTTCTGGCTTATCTGAATTTAAATTCCCTATATTCTGCATATAATGATGTGTTTCCTCTAAGACATCACTTATGCATACGTCATTTCTAAACAGCAATGTATCTCCGACAATTGCGGCACTTGCGCCTACATCATCAAGGTGTTTTTCTATTTCATCACTGCCGCGAATAATATTGGCGCCGTTTTTTCGTGCTTCTATTGTTAAATTGTTGAACTGTTCATCGCTAATAAAACGAAGTTTATCTCTTGATTTACCCAACTTTCTTAATCTTTCTTTTATTATACCACTTCCGCCCGATTTGTCAACACTATTAGCCTTATAAACCAGTTTTCCGTCCTCAGTTTTCTGCAAATTCTTGACCCACTCGTCAAAGTCAACATCTGC